GGGCTGACCTTGAATTACTAATATATTTAGATTGCAAAGGTCGGTTTACAAGACAAGAATTTATAGATGGTACTTATACCATGAGCTGGGATAAAACCCGGTGGGACAAACTAAGAAAAAAAGGCTGGATAGAGGTCTGGCGTCATCGAAATCGAACAACGATTAAGTACAGCGTCTTCAAAACCTCTTTTAAATGCAGCCAACTTATAAGTAGAATATACAGAATATTGTTAGGCGAAGAAGATATGCCAACATCAGAGAGAAGTGTATTCTACAATAACAAATCATATACAGATAAAGTTTTTAATAAAGCTATAGATGATATGATAAAAGACTCAGATAGATAATGGCGTTTAAACTAGGATCAGAAAAAAGAGGTATAAGAACATTTAACGGAGCCCCTGTTTTAAAAAGAAATATGGGTGCTGGTATATTAGCGGAAGCCAATAAAGATGGTACAATTTTTGTACACCCAGATCTTAATGAAAACTCTAAGTTATATAGAGAAACAATGAACCATGAGTATGAGCATCTAAAAGATATGGCTGATGGTAAACTTGATTATAATGACAACTACGTTAGATGGAAAGGACAAACAGTGCCTAGAAAAGATATTAACGGAGTTGATTGTGTAAAGTGGAACGGCGTATGGAGAGAGGTTGGTTCAGACGAGCTACCTTGGGAACAAGACGCACTTAGAGCAGAGCACCGTGCCTAGTAGTTGGTTATATTTTAGAAACGTAACAGATCAAGATGCTGACGATAGTAACGCTTCTGACTTGGCAGATTCTCTTTGTATAAGAGGGGATATGATAAGAGCTATGTTTCCAGAAACAGACGGAAGACTTGGTATTATGTATGAGCCAACACTAGCGGCTTATGACCATTTAATTTTGACGGTTTCAACGCACAGACACAAAGAAGCTATGGAGGCTATTGCGTTTGCAGCTAGAACACCAGGTTTTCACGTTATCGCTGATATGGTTACAACAACCTATTTGACCAGTGATGCTGGAGCTGACGAAACAATAACAGCTAAAACTATAGTACCTGAAATAACAGGTATAGTTAGTTTAAGCATAGCAGACGCATTTACACCATAAAACAAATAATATGATAAACAATTTACTAGGAGGAATATTAGGTAAAGTAGTAGACAACGCTGAAGGTATACTTGATAAAGTTATTACTACAGACAAAGAGCGCGACGAAGCTAAGTTCGCTATTAAAAAACTACTTCTTGACGCAGAGCGTGAAGCTTTTGCAAAAGAAGTTGAAGATCGTAAAGATGCGCGTGATCTTTATAAGGACGATGCTATTATTCAAAAGGTATTAGCAACCCTATTTACTATTGCTTATTTTGGTATTACATTTGTAATGTTTAATTATTTTGTTACAAAGTCAATAGATTTAGGTGAATTTGAAATTAGCTTTATATCAACAATATTTGGTGCTATGAGCGCTAAAGTAAATACAATAATAGACTTCTTCTTCGGTGGAAGTTCAAAGAAAAACGAACAAACTAATAAATAAAATTATGGGAATTAACTCACAAGAAGTAGCATACGGCTTTGGCCAAATGGGTAGCGGTCACTTAAAAACTGCTACGGATTTTTATGCTCCTACAGGCAAGATAATAGTTGCTATTACAATGTTGGAAAACGTAAAGTTTCACGGTACAAATGGTTTAGTAGCTGATGATTCTTTTGTTAACGTAACAACCGCCGCCGCCTCAGAAGATGGTGTTGCTTTTATAGGAACTCAAACGCAAATTTTACCTAACGGTGAAGATGATGATGGCGATGCTGTAACTTCAGCTGCAATAGCTGATACAGTAGAGTTTCCAAAAGGAGTTACTATATACGGTAGATGGACGAGGTGTAAATTATCTACAAGTTACACTCATGGTATAATAATATATTACGCTTCAAAAAGATAATATGTTAGGACTAGGAACTAGCATATCACATTTCAACGCTTTTGAAGAACCACCTGCTTTAGAAGCCGGAAATCCTCATTTGCAGCTTTGGCTAAAGCATGCTACTGGCATAACTCTAAACGGTAGTGACGTAAGTGCTTGGAATGATCAGTCTGGCAACAATAATCATGCCGTGCAGACAACTGCGTCTCGTCAACCAGAATACAATTCCTTGAACGATAATGTTGAATTTAACGTTAGCGCGGATGATGATGAAAGACTTGATTTAACATCTAATATAGATTTAGGTCAATTTACCATAATAGCGTGTATAGACATATCGCACCAAGAAACAATGGGATTAATGGGTAGTGCTTCAGACAACTGCTTAAGGTTTCATCAAGGTGCAGATCCAGATAGAATAAGCTTACTTTTACCTGATACTACAGATGAAGATGCTGATATGTTAAACTTAACATCTAACATTCCTTTTAGAACTTTTTTTGTTTTTACAATGATAAGAAGTGCTGGCCCAGATGATAACGTTGTCGTTAGATTTGATGGGTCTAATGTAACAGACACTAATTCAGGTAGAGATGATTCTGACCCAGCTAATACGTTTATAGTAAATGATATAGGAACTGCAGCTGGAAACTTTGCTAACTGGAGAGGTCATATATCTGAGATGGCTATATTCAACACCGCAATAACAGACACTACACTATTAGCAAGTATAGAAAATGATATATCCACTAGATGTGGCGTATAATAATATTAACTAATTAAATTAAATAAAATGGCAAAAAGAAAGACTCCAAAAGGAGATAAAATTGTTGACCTTAAACCTAAGGCAGAAAAAGTTACAAAAGAACAATTAGAAAATCTACAAAAGCTAGTAACTGGCTACAATAGAATAGAAACTCAAATAGGAAACTTAGAAGTTACTAAGCACAGAATGTTCAACAACATATCTCAAGTTCAAGCTGCTATCAGCGACTTGCAAGCTCAGTTTCAAGAAGAGTACGGAAGTGTAGACGTAAATCTTGCTGACGGAACTATTAAATATAACGAAGATGAGCAAACTAATTCGTAAAATCACAATAGGTAAAGATTACAAAATTGACGCCATGCACTATTCTGTTGGACAAGAAGTGTATGGTGGTCACACTATTTGTGATATTATAGAGGAAGAAGACAAGTACTCTATATACATTAGAAAAAATAAAGACGTATTACCATGGAAAGACTTTAATAAAAACATGGCGGTGTCTGTAGAGTATAATCTAGAGTATTAATGAAAAGCGTATATTGCTTTGTTATAAAGCCTAAGGGCGAAAGATATAACAACTCTGTACAAGTTGGTGATAAAAGTCTTATTGTAAACACAGAAAACTTTAATCATCAGTATGTTAACAGAGAAGCTGAAGTTGTATCTTGCCCTATAATAGGTGATGATCTAGGTATAAAACCTGGTGATACTGTGTTAGTGCATCACAACGTATTTAGACGCTGGTTAGATATTAAAGGTAAAGAAAAAAATAGCAGATCTTACTTTAACGAAGACACATACATAATATACGCGGATCAAATATTTTTATACAAAAGAAAAGACAGTTGGACTTGCCCTAAGGGTTTTTGCTTTGTTCAGCCAATAAAAGCTACTAGCGATTATAATACAGATCAAGAAAAACCACTGGTTGGTATAGTTAAGTATACTGATGGTACTGTAGATAAGGGTGATTTAGTAGGCTTTAGACCCAACAGTGAGTATGAGTTTGTTTTTGAAGGAAAAAGGTTATATAGAGTTTTATCAAATTTTATTACAATTAAATATGAATATCAAGGAAACGAAGAAGAATATAATCCAAGCTGGTCATAGAGCGGTTGAAGAGCTTATCAAAGTGGCTAAAGAAGCTATTGTTGATAGTGGTGATGATATTACTGCCGATAGACTTAAAAATGCTGCTGCTACAAAAAAACTCGCAATATTCGATGCCTTTGAGATACTTAATCGTATACAAGAAGAACAGGCTTTACTCGAGGGTAAAAGTATTGAAAAGAAAGAAGAGAAAGTTTTTAAGGGCTTTGCCGAAGGCAGATCTAAATAATGTACGAGCAAAATTTAGTAAATATAATAGAGCCTATAAAAAAGACTACAGTAAGTAGACTTAACAAAGGTAAAAAGTGGAAGTACGGCTATGACAAAGATCATGACGTGGTTGTACTTTCTCATAATGGTCAGATTGGCGACATATACGAAATACAAGGTTTAAAAATAGCTTTACCTAAACCTCCTAAAGACGTTTATTCAAACGAAAACAAAACCTGGCAACAACTTCCAAAGCCAAGTATACTAAAAAAAATAAAAACTATATTCGACTGGAAAGCCTATCCAGAAGAGCAAAAAGATCAATGGCACGATTATATAGACGAAGAGTTTCGTAGGCGTGAAGAAGGTTTTTGGTTTAATAACAATAATAAGCCAACATTTATAACAGGCACACACTATATGTATCTTCAATGGAGTAAAATTGACGTTGGTGCCCCTGACTTTAGAGAAGCTAACAGGTTGTTTTTTATATTTTGGGAGGCTTGCAAAGCTGACAGTAGATGCTATGGTATGTGCTACCTTAAAAATAGACGTAGTGGTTTTTCTTTTATGAGTTCTGCGGAAACAGTTAATCTCGCTACTATATCAAGTGATAGTAGATACGGAATACTATCTAAAAGTGGAGCTGATGCTAAAAAGATGTTTACTGACAAGGTTGTACCTATATCAATAAACTATCCTTTCTTTTTCAAGCCCATACAAGATGGTATGGATAGACCAAAGTCTGAGCTAGCGTATCGTGTGCCAGCGAGTAAGTTTACTCGTAAGAAAATAGACACTAACGAAAAGCTAGAAGAAATAAAAGGTCTAGACACTACGATTGACTGGAAGAACACTGGCGACAACAGTTATGATGGTGAAAAACTTTCTTTACTTGTACACGATGAAAGTGGTAAGTGGGAAAGACCTGATAATATACTAAATAACTGGCGAGTAACAAAAACTTGTCTTAGATTAGGTAGTAAGATTATTGGTAAATGTATGATGGGATCAACGTCAAATGCTTTAGACAAAGGCGGCGATAACTTTAAAAAACTGTATAATGATTCTGATGTCACAAGACGTAACCGTAACGGACAAACAAAGTCTGGTTTATATTCTTTGTTTATCCCAATGGAATGGAACTTTGAAGGATTTATTGACCAACACGGACAACCTGTATTCAATAGTCCAAATCATGATGTATACGGACCCGACGGTGAATTAATAGATGTAGGTGTAATTGATCATTGGCAAAATGAAGTTGATGGTTTAAAAGACGATCAAGACGGTTTAAATGAATTTTATCGTCAGTTTCCTAGAACTACAGAGCATGCATTTAGAGACGAAACAAAAAATAGCTTATTTAATCTTGTAAAGATATATGAGCAAATAGATTATAATGAAGGTATTGGAAGTTCAGCTGTC